CGGGATGAGCGCCGTGACGCTGCTGTTCAATCCGCCCAGGGTCTTTCCGACGCTGGTCAGGGCGGCGCTGGCGCGATCCTGCGCGGTGATGATGATGCTGGTCGTCTGGTCAGCCATTGCGCATTGCCTCCAGCGCCGCGCGCTCCATGATGCGCAGCCCGTCAAAGGCGGCGCGACGTTCGGCGGCCGGGATTCCGGACAGCCTCATCACGGCCGGCAGCGCCTCGTAGCGCAAACCGATGGCACCGGACATGCCGACATTCCACTGCGTTCCCATGGCGATGAACAACCTCACGGCCTCGAAATTTTCCGGCCAGACGTCGATTGACGCCTCCGGTGCTGCACCTTCATGGATCAGCCCGAAGGCTGCCAGTGCTGCTTCTGCTTCTTCATCGATCCGGCTGCCGATGTCGCCCTTGACCAGGCGCACGGCAGCCGCCATCAGTTTTTTTGCCGCGACTCCGTCAATTCGCGCAGGTAGGCGCCCATCAGTTCATGCGCGCGCGGCGCATGGGCGGCGACAAATGCCGCCAGCGCGTCTTCGGTCAGCGGCACCTCGTCGCCATGCTCGTCGATCACGCCAGACCAGCCGACGATGATCCCGGCCAGCGCCGAGGCGAGGGACTTGTCCTGCATGGATTCCCACCAGGCCGCCAGCGCCGTCGGCGATTTGTGGCGAAACTCGAAATCGACAATCGCGTCCTCGGCGCCAGGCACCGTGAAGCGCACGCGCGCCTTGAAGGTCGGGTTCGGGATCAGGCGGATCATGCGACGGAAATCCTCAATTCATCGTTGCCGGACGAGGGCATCAGCCGCAGGTCGTAGGCGCACATCATGTAGCCGTTCAGGTCTTCGACCTTCGGGTTGATGCGCTGAACGACTGGCGCATAGAAGGTGACGATGTTGCCGGCCGCAGTGCCATGGATGAAGCCCAGGCTGATGGTGGTGTTGGCATCAACCGCCGTCTTGAAGGTCACCTGGTTCGCGGCGGTCAGATCGAGCGATGCGCTGCCGGTCATGGCGCGATCAACCAGGTCGACCGTTTCGCTACCGAGCAGCGGCGTGAAGACGACGTTCGCATTCACGTCGAGCGCCAGCCCCTTGCTGTTGTAGGCCGTGCCGCCGCTGATCGTGCCGGAAGCGTAGGTGCAGCCGAGCGTGATGTCGCCGTCGTTGGCGTTGGTCACCACCACCGGCGTCTTCCAGGCGGTTAGTGTCGGCGTGGCGTTGCTGGTCGCCGTCAGGCCGCCGTCGAGGCCGATGAACTTGAACTTCATCAGCGGCCGTTCGCCGATTCCCAGGCTGAAACTGACAGTGCCGCGCGCGCCGAGAACTTTGTGCAGCGCGCCGTCAAGGTAGTAGTAGATCGTCACCGACGGCAGCGAGGTGCTGACCGGCACATACTCGAAATAGGCGCCGGCATCCGTCTCGGAAAAGCCGCAGGCTTTCAGCAGCGGCCCCCAGGCCGGCGCGGTGACGCCGGCATCGCCGCTGCCCGCCAGCTCGACGTCGAAGGCGATGTTGACGGAGCACGTGCCGACCAGTTGCTCGCTTCCGCCGAAGTATCCGCGGATCAGGTTGCGGTCGGCGTTGATGTAGGAAACGTCGATGGAAGTGTTCGACGCCAGGATCGCGTTGGCAGCGCCGGTCGGCGTCGGGTCGGTGCCATAGGTCGCTTCGGTTTTCGCCAGCAGGACGGTGTTTCGGATATAGCGTGCCATCTCAGAGACTCCCCAGGGCAGTGCGGTAAAGGTAGGTCACGCGCACGATGGCGCGCACGTGGTCAAAATCTTCGTAATCCCATTCGACCGTCGGCTGCATGTCTAGCTGCACGTTTGAGCCGAGGCCAAGCGTCGGCGCGGCAACCAGGGCCGACCAGATCGCGCCGATGACTGCGTCGGCGGCCGCGTCCGGCGTGTCTCCGCTGGCATAGACGCTGACATCGACGTTCAGGCTGCGATCCTGCACGCCCAGCACGGCCTCGCCGCCGTTGTCGGATTGCGGCTCGATCACCACGGACGGCAACGTGCCGATCTGCTCGCGGCGCGAGCGATAGACGCGTCCGCTGGCCACGCCGGACAGCGCGGTGGCGATGGCGGCCAGGATGGTTTCGCGCGTGCTCATTTCAGCGCCAGGATGTGTTCGGCCGAGGAAAAGTCGGCGTAATCGATGGACGCGATGACGTAGGTGACGCCGCCGCGCACTACGGACTGCCCGACGGACGCGGCCACTGTAGCCGGCACGCGCAGGCTGGCGCGCGCATTGGCGACGATGCCGAAGGCATCGGCCGACACACGGTCGAAGATGCCGGTCACGGCGACGCCGTTGACCGTGACGGCCTCGCCGAATTCGGCATAGAACGGGGCGAGGTCTTCGGTGAAGGACATTTATTCAGCCTTGCGGGCGCGCTTCTGCTTTGGCGCATCGTCATCCGCCTGCGGGGCGATGGACGAAGGCTCGGCTTTGCCAAGCTGCACCAGCAACAGCGCATCGGCTTCGGACACGTCGCCGGGGACGGCATAGACCGTCCCGGCGACGAGGCTGCGACCGGATGCGCCGCACCCGCGCAGGACGCGAATGGCGGCGGGCTTCATCAGGCGGTGAGCGCGTCTTTCATCGCGCTGAAGCTGACGGCGTGACGCACGGCGACATCGACATCCTGCAGGGCGACGACGCGCACGGTGCCGGAGGTCGATCCGGTGTAGGGATCAACCATCAGGTCAAGGCTGCCCCACTGGCCGATGATGAGGTCGTTCCAGTTGCCGGCGATGATGGCCGAGCAGACGCCGGACGACGAGCCTTTGGTCAGGTTCGACGGCACCTGGTTGGACACACCACCACGCAGGCCGGCAACGCTGGTCATGCCATCGGCAGACGGGAAGCCTTCGACCACATAGCCGGCGACGGCGGCGGTCTTGAGCGTGGTCATCAGCTTGCCGATGACGGCCGAGTTGGTCAGCACGCCGGTGTTGCCGAAGTCGGCATTGGCGGCCGCGATGTCGCTCCACAGCTCGACGATATGCGCGAAGGTGGGGGCCAGGCCGTTGGTGCCGCCGGCCACGTCACCGATGCCGCTGGTGGAGAGGATGCCGGTGGGCTGGTTGCTGGAACCGGTGCCGCTGATGGCGGCCGAGTCGATGGCCAGGGCCAGCACGGTCGCCAGATCGGAGCGCACGAAGGATTCGACGTCGATGGACGACTGCAGCAGCAGTTTGCGGCTGATGTCGGTGAAGGCGCCGACGGTCTTGGGCGACATGGCAACCTGGTCGAATGCTTGCTGCGATTCGGTCGGTGCGCCGGATTCCGCCACCCAGTAGGCGGTTGCGCCGCCGGTCTGCCGCGGAATGGCGATGTTGCCGGACAGGCCGGTCAGCATCTGCGCGCCCATGCGCATGACCATCATGCGGTTGCGCAGCAGGTCGATAAAGTTGGCGGCCAGCAGGTTTGTGGCGACGGTATGGCCGCCGGCCGTGCTGGTGGTGACGTTGAGGTCACGATGCTGAACCTCGACCGGGACGAAAAAGCCTTGTGCCGATTTGCCGGACTTGCTGGCGAAAGCATCGGAGGCTTCGCGCTCGAAGCGGGCGGCCTCCTGCGCCTTGCGGTCGCCGGGGTTGGCCAGGGCGTTGATGGCGCGCATGAAGCTGTACTGCTGCGCTTCCTTCTTGCTCATGCCGATGTCGGCGGTGGGCGTCGGCTCGCTGGCGATCTTGTCGAGCAGCTTGGCGCGGAATTGTTCGACGGTGAGGCCGGCGCGCAGGGCTTCGGCGGCCAGCTTGTCGCCGCCGCGGGATGCGTGCAGTTCGCCCAGGGCGATGATGTCGGCGACGCGCTTGTTGGATTCCTGCGCGGCGGTTTCAGCGGCTTCGCGCTTGACGACTTCGATGTCAGGGGTGGTCATGGTTTTTTGCTCCAGGTTGAGGATGACGTTGTCGCCGCCGTCCATAGATCGACCGACGCCCACGGAGGCGTCAGCCGGCACGGCGACGAGCGAGATTTCGAGCGGCTCCCAATCGGTGACCCGATAGGTTTCCTTGTCTTCTGTGACGGACTCCAGCGTGGCCTTGTGGATGACGTAGCCGACGCTGACGTTTTTCACGATGCCGTCCTTGACCTTCTGGAAGATCGCGTCCGAATCGGCGTCTCTCCCGAAACGCACGACGGCACGACCTACCCGGTCGGCGCCGATGTCAACGGATTCGATGATCCCGATCTGGTTGCGGATCGAGTTGTCGTGATCGAGTAGTAATGGCGCGCCGGACTTTAGGCGCCCCATGCGAATGCTGCTCCTGGCGTGATCGAGGACTTCGATGCCCCAATAGCGTTCGTATGGCGTCTCGCTGGAAAATGCCAGGGTGACGGTGCGGGCGTCGTCATTGATGGCACTCTCGGCCGCAAGGGCGCGAGTGACGCGGGTGCCGGGGCGGATGGTCTTGTCCATGCGTGGCATCAGACCACGCGGGCTGTCTTGCCTTTAAGCGATGCGCGAGAAAACTAAACGCAGCCGAGCGTCATCAGGTCGGCCACGTCGCGGTCGCGCCAGCC